GCTCAAAGCGGCCTTGAAGCGACCAAGTAATTCTGTCAGTTTTCTTTTTATTTCCATGAGTAAGATCCTCTATTCTGAAGTAGGTGTTATATCGCCTCATTAAGTCACTGAGGTATGGCAATACAGCATTCTTTAGTGCGCCTCTTTCAATACCAACACAGACAGGTTCATAGTCTCTGACTGCATTAAAGATCTTCTGTGCAGTGTCTTTAATGTCCCACCTGCCAAACTCTACATCTTTTACATACCAGCCATTAGAAGTGATCTTAACTATCGCTATGGCAGACTGGTCTAGTCTCTTTTTCTTTGCTGTGTTTGCTGAAGCCACATTCTCAAAGCCAGCCAAGTCTACAGCAATAAAATAGCGACCATCGTTAGGTTCTTCATCATCAAACTTTATCCACTCTTCTTTGAAGATGCCGCCAGAGGCTGCTTCGAAGGAAGCCATGAACTCTTGTCTAAAAGCAAAACTGGACATTGACTTACGTGCTGCTTCGATCTCTTTTGGATCGAGAAGTTCGTTGTCAAAACTGGTAAAGTGCCAAGCCTTGAATTCTGGATCTTTTCCTGTGCCGCCGTAAGTAAACAACTCATAAAAGTGGTTTCTTCCAAATGGAGTACCGATAAACAGCGCTGAACCTTTTTGGTCCGCTAAAGCAGGTCTAATAATTTGTTCCCAAACCTCAGGCTTCATTGAACCATACTCATCCAACACAACATACTTTAGGCTTACGCCTCGCATTGTTTCTGGTCTATCTGCTCCCTTTAGAGAGATGGTAGCGCCATTAACAAGTCGAATCTGCATATTGTTTACATGGCTTGATTCTATAACTGGATTACCTAGTTCCAGAAGAACCTGCCACAAAACATCTCGTGCCTGGCCTTGCGTATTAGCAATGTACCAAACATGGCCTTTGTCACACTGCAAAGCGTTGATAATCAGCAACCAAGCAGCAAGTCTTGACTTTCCTGTTCTTCGACCTGCCGCAACAACCTTAAAGCGAGTAGGATCAGAAAATACTTCTTGTTGCCACTTCAGTAATCTAACATTTAACTCAGCCATGCAGTCTTATGTACCTTCCTGCTGCATCACAAAAGTCAGCATTATCCTGTAGCAATCCTATTGCTTGATTACATTTTTTACACAGCAAACCACGAATTACATTTGTTTTGTGGTTATGGTCTACACACAATCTAGAGTTCTCTGCGTGTTTCTCATGAATGCCACAGATACCACATTTGTGGTTTTGCTCTTCCAGCATATTCTCATAATCTTGCTGAGTTATGCCGTACTTGTATTCTAAATGTTTATCACGATAGTAAGAAGCCATCTCCTTTTTTACAGCAGATTGGCATTCTTTACACCGTGTCTGATATCCAGACCTAGATCTACTATCAACAGAAAAGTCAAAAATACTCTTTTCTTCTTTGCACAGATTACAGACTTTAGTTGTCATTATAATCAACATCCTCTGCATCTATAACCTGCTCTGCCTCAACCTTGGCATCGGTAATACCACTGATGTTAATTGTGATACCGGCCTTTCCTTGTCCTGTGCCTGCTTTTTCAAAATAAGACAACGGTAACAATCTATCGGCACACATCTTCAACATCGCTGCCTGATCCTTATCGGTAGGATCTAAGGCTTTCTTAATAATAGTCTCAATGATGTGATCACCTTTGGTAGTCAGCAGTCGAGCATGAAATTCTCGTATCCTTGCTGCCTCACCAGGAGGACGACCACGCAATTCTCGTTTCTTCTTCGCTTCAATGGCTGTCTTTTTTGGACGACCAGCACCTTTCGGATTCTTAGGTAACACAGGAACACTGACCTGTGTAGACAAAGAAGGCGATTCCACGGAAGAAGACACAAGTGCATCAGTGTCTTTTGTTTCCAAAATAATGTTCCTACAATATAGTGTGCACTGCTGATAACGCAGATGAAGGAAAATAAAAAGTATTTATTTATTATAAATCATAAATCATTTATCGCTTATGCTTGCAATATAGAAGGTAATTATAGCATATTTTTTCTATTTTGTCAAGTTCTTTTTTATTTATTCTTCTTTAGTGCACAGATTTGGCTTTATTGTTCCTCTGCTCTGGCCTACCGCAGTGCACATTTTCTGTTACTAATTTGTCATTACTTATCAATAAAGTCCTACATTATCGTAACTATTTGATATTAAAAGACATTCTTTATTGTTTCTAAAGTGGTATTTCTGCCCTATTTAGGCCTATTTTGCTCTTTTTTGTATCGGTAGTGATCCAACATTATCACAGCACTGGCACAACCCCATCCCCCCGTCTATGTTAGTTAGCACTTACTAGCACAGACAGTGTTGCTACGCAGCACAAGTGGTCAATGTTTAACCAGTGCTGATCAATTATTGACCAGTGTTGTGCATCGCAGCATATATGGGGCAGTGTTGCACCATATTGAGGCACTATTGAGACACTAACGCACTGTCTTGGTGCATCGGCAAGAACTATGCCATATTGCAGCACAACATTGGTGCAAGTCTCTGAGATGGCTTGTGGCTGTTACTAGGTAAAAACCCTATACTGTTATTTTATACAGTATCATCAGCCTGGGATGGCTTGCGGCTGTCAGTGATAATAACCCCACAGATTTTCTGGTATGTTTCTATTACGTATATATGTAGAAACACCAGATTTTTAACCTAGATCACTGGAGAATCAAAAATGCATAAAACACTGTTAACCGTAGACGCTAACGCTAAGACTGTAAAAGGCCAAGAATTCGGCTTTATGACGGGTATCCTATATATAGCGCCTGCTGATATATCAGGCCGTAACGTTTGCTCTATGGCCGAATTAGCGGGTTGCAAGGCCGCTTGCTTATACACTGCAGGCCGTGGTGCAATGAATTCAGTACAGGCCGCTAGAATCCGCAAGGCCAAATTTTTCTTTTCCAATCGGCAGCAATTTATGGAAATTTTAGTAAAGGATATTAAGGCCTTAGTACGCAAGGCCGGCAAAAAGGGAATGATTCCGCTTGTCCGCTTAAATGGTACGTCCGATATCAAATGGGAAAACGTTCGATTCGACTACGGATTCGGGAATGAGCAAATTACAATTTTTGACCTTTTCCCTAACGTGCAATTCTATGACTACACAAAAATCGCTAATCGGCAAAATTTGCCTACCAATTATGACCTAACATTTTCCTATTCCGGGACGCTAGCATTTCAAAAATACGTCAATCAGGCCATAGAATCGGGAATGCGTATTGCAGCCGTATTTCGTAAACGTTCGGATATTCCTGCTAAGTTTATGGGCCTTGATTGCATTGATGGAGATAATAGCGACATTCGGCACGTTGACCCAAAGGGGGTCATTGTTGCGCTATATGCCAAAGGCAAAGCAAAAAAGGACAATTCCGGCTTTGTGATCGATACGCCTAAGCGCCTGATTCCGTTACAATTGGCCGCTTAATCAATCAATTTTTAACACTATGGGGGTTTCACCATGTTAGCGCCTTACACTAAGCGCCAGGAAAGTATGATTGTCTCAAATGTAATGAAAGCCGTTGACAATCCGGCTAAACTATCGAAGCAGGCTTACAAGTATCTCTATTTGTGCTCCGGCTTCATAGCGCATTACGACCACGGTGGTTTTATATCGTATTATCAACGTCATAGTCTCAGGGCCGATATTTTACGTTTCAGGGATTCTAATCAATGGAAAAACTTTACTCCACATGATCGGGATTATCAGTACTATAAAAGCAAGGCCGATATTTATAATCGAATCATTCAATCAATAGGGGTTTAAAATGCTAGTCTTCGAATATCCAAGTAAAAAAGTCTTAAAAGAATCAATCGGTAAACCTTTGCGCTACATGGAAACCAGTCTATTCGGGCCAGAGTATCGTGAAAATGGTGTAATCACTGGCGCAAACAGGCCGCATATCACTGGCATAGGGAGAGAGTTTTTTGCTAATGTGACTATGGAAAACGGGCTTATTAAGGCTGTCAAATAGTCCTGCTAGTGTTATCCTATAGTGTCTCTATAACAGGGGCACTATGGGGCTAATATTGGCCTTAAAATGGAGATTCTAAAATGATTGACTTATACACTGCAGCACAATTCGCAGGCTTGTTGCTGGCCTTGGGCGCTGTTATCCAAATAATGAAACCTTGGGGGTTAAAATGAGCACTAAAACTTTGACATTGTTGCAAGAAGTTTATTTTGATTTATGTGCCTTGCTTAATAGTGGTCAGATGGATGACTTTTCTATCAATGGATTTCAGGAATTTGACACTTTACGAGAGTTTTTAGAAGAGCAGAAAACCAAAATAAAACGAATTGAATCTACAATGGAAATAGAATCATGCGAATCATGACCTATGGCGGCATCAGAATAGAGCAATGCGAATACACTGGGCGCTGTTACATCAGCGACTTTAGGCGCTGGTTTAACTCGCTAAGATCGGCAAAACATTCAATCACGAAAAGGAAAGTAAAGCATGAACGACAAACGCTGGCGCTTGAATAATGTTTTTGGCGGCTATCTTGGGCTATCGGATATAGTCACTAACGCCAAGAAAGAGAATCTTCCGGTCTATTGGGAGTATGTCGAAAAGCGATTGGTGGAATTACGCCTAGAACATGATAGAATTAATCAGGAGTCACTAAAATGTCACAATTAACAGTGCAGGAAATTCTAGACATTGCCGACACAAAGTTAGAATATAGTGACTTTGGGAACTGGCACGGCAGCGATGACGACATCGTTGAGTTTGTTTGTGAAATCATCAAAAGAGAAAAGGAAAAAGAAAATGTCTTGGCTACTTGATAACCCCGAAAGACCTTACATTGATTCATCAAAGACCGATGTGATGCGAACATGGAAAAGACACGGATTCGTGCCACCATCAGAGCAGATGGTAGACTTTAAAGATAGTCTTGATGCACTGGATCGACTAACCATAAGAGGCAGCGATGCGAAACCTAGTGGCGAAGTATGCTCAGAAAAGCGGAGCAGGCAGACACAAAAGAAAGGAACAACATGATAAAAGGGACACAACAATGAGGTGCGCTGCCTGTGATGTAATTCTCAGCGACTATGAGGCATCAATTCGATCAGTCTTTAGTAGAGAATATGTCTCTATGTGTAAACATTGCCTCAGAACGATTAAAACCGACTGTGTAGCGGTCGGTAACATCAATTTGATGTCAGATCTAGATGACATTGCTGAAGCCGCTGACGAGGCTGAAAAGGACTCTGATGACCCATTCGCTGCTGATGGCTATAATGATCACTACTATGATCGCTGACGGGGTTGGCACGATTCTTGCTAATATTATCTATATTACTCTATAGAGCACTATAGCACTTATGATGCTAATGTTTTATATTTATAATTATTTCTTTTATCATTGATGTTTCAACATTGAAAGGTGGTACTAAAATGCAGCCGTGGGAAACAGAGCAAATGTATTTTTCTACTGTCCATGATATTGCTGAATTGCTGGTCAGTTATAATGTGGACACCGAAACGATGATTTCTGATGTATTGGATTGTGTCCTTCGTGTCCGGCCTGAAAGCCGACAGGCATTCCAACTACTGGGTATTCTTGACTATTTTACTCAACTAAAGGCCATAGATGATGCAAACGACATCGCAAAACAAGTTTTTAAGGCATGAATCGTGTGATGCCTGCGGCAGCAGTGACGCAAATGCCATTTATTCCGATGGCTCCAGTTATTGCTTTGCCTGCAAGACCTCAATACGAGCCGATAGCGCCGTTTCTGTCAATTCTGGGGGTAAGGTACTACCTATGACAAACAAAGCCGTTGTAGGCCAAATT